TATACATATCTTGCTTCATAAAGAATAAGAAACATATGCATATATATATAAAGAATAAGAAACATATATGTATATATAATGAACTAAACCCCTGGCTCGGAGAAGGACACCTCGCTAAGTACATAATAAGGTAGTAGTATAATATAATAATTAATATTTCTCTTGACTTTCTTACTGAAATATGGTATAATCTATTTCTTTTATAACTTATAATAAATACATATTAAAAACAAAAGAAAGAATAAATAAATTATACTTAATAAAGACCATAGCTACGTTCTTTACAAGGGATCTCTCACAAGATCCCTTTATAATAGAACTATTTCTTATAAATAGAACATCTTCTTAAAAACATATAAATGTCTTCTACAAAACATAAACCACATGTTCTACCAGAAAAGAAACCCCTCTCCTTCTATAAAGATTCTAAAGGTTCTTGGAGAACACAAAGTCTCTTCGTTGAATTTGAAAGACCTCCTCATGGAGCCTTATGGACTATTGGTGAAGAAGACTACACAGATAAGGACAATAGATTCTTCCCTTCTCTAAGAAAGATTTACTTAAACTATTCCCATGTTCCTGGTTATGAGCATAGCTTCATAACAGAGGTTATAGGTAGTTACCCTCTTTGGGTTAGACTAAGTGGCTCCTCCTTCATTGCTAAGCACATTCAGGAGTGGAGAGAGGAACTAGAAGTTAAGATAAAGAGTAGGGCTATTCAAGCTTTGATAACTCAAAGCCGTACAGATAAAGGAACAGCCGCTGCTAAGTATCTAGCTGATATGGGATGGAAAGGGTCTAGTAGGGGAAGACCTTCTAAGAAGGAGAAGCAAGTATACTTGGAAGACAGTAAGAGGCATAATCAAGAAGTAAAGGATGATTTGAAACGAATAAGTCTAATAAGTGTTATAGGTAAATAATGGCATATATTTTTCGTAATGACGAGGCAATGCTCTTTATGAAAGGCGAAGGTTTTGTAGGCAGTTATAATGATATGTTGTTGGCCTATCTCAGAGCTTTTTATTCAGTTGCAGGTTCTTCCCTCCCTGACTTATTAAGTAGATATATAAAAGAGCATGGGAAAGAGTTTATTCCTTTATAGCCACCTCCAGAGCCACCTGCTTAATATATTCCATATTTTTCATTTCAAAGGAGGTGTATCATTCCACTTATAACTAATGGAAAGAGAGACTTTGTTAGGGAGCGTCTAGCAGAGAAACCCGCACGTAAAAAAGCAAGAGCTGCTAGGAACAAAGCAAGAAGAGAAGCAGGACTTAAGGTAGGAGATCCTAGAGAAGCAGATCATAAGAAACCTTTATCAGAAGGGGGAAGCACTTCTAAGAAGAATGTAAGAGTTGTTAGTAGAAAAACTAATGCAAATAAAGAAGTTAAACGTAAACAAAAGAACGCAAAAAAAAGGTAAAAATAATGAAATTAACAGAACTAGAAAAGAACTCACTGACACTTGATCACGCGATGGAGCTGTCTAGAACCTCTCATCCTTGGGTAGTGTTCCTAGCAGGACTCTCTGGCACTAAAATACGAATTTCTACAATTTATGACCCAGACACAATATACACTGTCTATCAATTCTTTGGAAGAATATATAAATAGATGGTAGAAAGCTTATTTGGGATAGTACAACCCTTCAGAAAGCTCGTGACGCTATTATCTATTATGATGGTAGGGCTTACTACCGCCTGGAGTTTTGAGTTCGCTACAGTGGCTCTGAATGCTTCTGAGGCACACTATCTACAAGTAGTGGGAATCATCGTAGCTATACAAGGGCTAGTGACCTATTTAATGAAAGAAACCTTTAATATGTATTGGAGAGGACGACAGTAATGCTTAGCCTGAATATAAAGGATTATATATTAGCAATATTAATAGTAGTAATACTAGGTTTATCCGCTTCTTCTCTCTATTATAAGACACGGCTAGATGTTAAAGTACAGCTAATAGAACAACATGATGCTTTAGCTGTTGCACAAAAAGAGAAGATTAAACTATTAAAGAAGCAGTCAAAGAGAACTGAGGAGTATTTGAATGAAAAGTATGATGTTGAGCTTAGTATTCTTAATAGTACTATTGACGGGATGCGCGACAAGCATAGAGAAAGTATCCTGCCCTCCCTTCCCAAAGGCTCCTCAGATCCTTCTAGAATCTGTTTCAAAAGAGAAGCTCTTGATGAGGCAGTACAGGGATATAGATATGGAGTTCAAGACCTTATTAAAAAAGGCAATAGAGCAGTGATAGGACTTAATATTGCTAAGGAATGGGTAGAAGAAGAAACATTAATCTATGGAGAATAGAATGAGATTAGTTAGTGATATTTTGGTGTTTATTATAAATATACTAGAAGTCCTTAATAGTAAGTTAATGGTCAATGATAATACTCTGCCTTGTGGACAGGACTTCGGTTATGCTATTAAGGCAATGAAAGAGGGAAGGAAAGTTTGCCGTGAGGGTTGGAACGGAAAAGGTATGTATTTAAAGATGCGATTTCCAAATGAATACCCGGGTGAGATGACACATGCCTATCCCTATTTTACAATTCCTAACTGTGAAGAAGGAACACGTAGAATACCATATGCGTCTACTATTGTAGACATTATATCAGAAGATTGGATGATTGTTGAATAAACTTACTGAAATACGTACCGCTGCTGAGGTGGATCTATCTGTCTTCATTAGACTAGTAGCCCCTCATATTCATCTAGGACAAGTTCATTATGACCTTATTGAATGGCTAACTCGTAGTGAGTCTCTAGATAATCAATTAGTATTACTTCCTCGTGGTCATATGAAGAGTAAGATAGCTGCTTTTATTGCATCATGGTGGCTAACTCGTAGTCCTGATGAAACCATTCTATATGTATCAGCTACGGCAGCCTTAGCGGAAGAGCAGCTTTATTCCATTAAGCACATCTTAGATAGCGATATATATAGAAGATATTGGCCTGAGATGTTGCATAGAGATGAGGGTAAGAGAGAGAAGTGGGCGGTATCTGAAATAAAAGTAGATCATCCAAAGAGAAAAGCAGAGGCTATAAGAGACCCTTCAATTAAGGCAGTAGGTCTAAGTGGTAATACTACAGGCTTCCATGCTTCTATTGTCATACTGGATGATATAGTAGTACCAGGGAATGCTTATACAGAAGATGGAAGAGGGAAAGTTGCTTCACTATATTCTCAATTAGCTTCTATTGAAAACCCAGGAGCAAGAGAATTGGTAGTGGGTACACGATATCATCCCTCAGACTTATATGATACTCTTATTGATATGAAGGAAGTTGTAATACCAGTAGAAGGAGATATTGATGAGGATGTTGAGATACCTGTGTATGAGCTTTATCAGAAGGTTGTTGAGACTAATGGTGAATTCCTCTGGCCTAGGAGTAAGCGTACCGATGGTAAAGCTTTTGGTTTTGATTCTAAAACTCTTGCGAGGATCAAAGCGAAATATGTAGACTTTAGTCAATTTTATGCCCAGTATTATAATAATCCTAATGATAAAGGTAATGCTAGTATATCTAGAGACAGTTTTCAATACTATGACAAGTCTCTATTAACTACTGATGGAGACTACTGGTTCTTTAATGGTATTAAATTAAATATATATGCTGCTATTGACTTCGCTTTTTCTCTCAGTAAGAAAGCAGATTTCACATCAATAGTAGTGATAGGTATAGATTATAAGAATAACTATTATGTATTAGATGTGGATAGGTTCAAGACACAGAAGATATCTAAATACTTCGATCAAATAGTACAAGCACAAAATAAATGGGGTTTTAGTAAGATGAGGGCAGAAGTAACTGTAGCCCAGGCCACCATTGTTAAAGAATTAAAGACTTCATACTTTAAACCTAATGGTACTCCTATCTCTATAGATGAGTATAGACCTACTAGACATGATGGGGCTAAGGAAGAGAGGATCTCTGCTATACTTGAGCCTAAGTATGATAACTTCCAAATCTGGCACTATAAGGGAGGGAATTGTGAGATATTAGAGCAAGAGCTAGTACTTAGGAGACCTCCTCATGATGACGTTAAGGAATCTTTAGCAAATGCAATAGCAATAGCAAAGCCACCTACAAGACAAGCAACACATATGGGTGAGACTAATAACATTATATATCACAAACGTTTTGGCGGTTGTAGATAATTAAAGGAATAATATGGTAGATAGCGTAACAACCCTACAGACTTTATTAGAAAAAGACCAAACGAATGAGGTTAGAGAGCTCGTTGCTATATATATTCGTTATAAGCGACAGAGAGCTACTAAGGAAGAAGAATGGAAAGAACTACGTAATTACATTTTTGCAACTGATACATCTAATACGTCTAATGATGGTTTACCTTGGCGTAATAAGACTCATCTACCTAAGATTGCACAGATTAGAGATAATCTCCACGCCCAATATATGGATGCTCTATTCCCGAATGAAGATTGGTTAATATGGGACGGAGAAGATATAGATTCTGTTAGTAGAAAGAAAAGACGTACAATAGAGACTTATACAAAGAATAAAGCAAAGGCGTCAGGTCTAAGAGAGGTTATGTCAAAACTGGTATATGATTATATAGATTATGGTAATTGTTTTGCAAAGGTTGAGTGGGTACATGATAAGCATTTTGATCCTGTTTTAGAGGAAGATGTAACTACATATATGGGGCCAAGAGTTATTCGTATATCTCCATATGATATAACAATGAATCCCACCTCCTCTTCCTTTGAGAAGTCTCCTAAATTTGTAAGGCAACTTAAAAGTGTTGGAGAACTAAAGAAAGAAATAATTTCTAAACCAGACTTAGGTTATGATCCTAAGGTATTGAAGCAGGTAATGGAGAGACGTTCTACATTACAGGGATATGATACGGAGGACTTAGATAAAGCAGAAGGCTTCTTGGCAGATGGTTTTGGTACTATGACAGAATATCTAGGTAGTGGTCTTGTTGAGATTATTGAATATACAGGGGATATTTATGATGTAGCGGCTGATACATTAAGAGAGAATAGAATAATAACTATCATTGATAGAACCTTTGTATTAAGAGATATTGAAAATCCTAACTGGTTAGGTAGCGATGGAGTAGTTCATGTAGGGTGGAGAGATCGCCCAGATAACCTATGGGCTATGGGGCCATTAGATAACTTAGTAGGAATGCAGTATCGTATAGACCATCTAGAGAATTTAAAAGCGGATGCTTTAGATCAAACTATATTTCCTCCAATAGGACTCAAGGGAGAAGTGTCTCCCTTTATATGGGGACCAGGGGTGAAGATAGTTATACCAGAGGATGGTGATGTTAGACCAATGCCACCTAATCCAGCAGCCTTCCAGGTTAATAATGAAATAGCTTTCCTTATGGAGACTATGGAAGAGATGGCAGGCTCTCCTAAACAATCAGCAGGTATTAGAACTCCAGGTGAGAAAACAGCCTTAGAAGTACAAACATTAGAGAATAATGCGGGTAGAATATTTCATAACAAAACTTCTAAGTTTGAGATATTATGTTTAGAGAAAATAATGAATCTATTCTTGGAGAGTGCTAAGAGAAACCTATCTATTAAGGATGTCATTGGTGTTCTTGATGATGATATAGGTGCTGTAGACTTCATAGACATCAGTAGAGAGGATATAGCAGCTAAGGGTAAGCTACGCCCTATGGGGGCACGTCACTTCGCTGCCAGGTCTCTACTACTGCAAAACTTAAATGGAATATTCCAAGGCCCATTAGGAGCTATGTTACAGCCACACACCTCAGCTAAAGCTTTACAAGTTCTAATTGAAGAACTTATGGGACTTAGTAAACATAAATTATTCAAGACTAACATAGGAGTTGCAGAGCAACTTGAAACACAAAAATTAGTAGAGCAAGGTAAACAAACTTTACAAAAGGAACAGACAGTACCTTTAGAGGAGAATTTAACTTAATTAATATTATCCTTGACTTATTTATGGAAGTGTGGTATAATGGAATTATTAATTATGTATAATATACATGAATAAATTAAAAGATAAAGAACAATATAAAGAACTTTCTAAGAAACAAGTAATAGATATTATTAAAGTATATATTAAAGAACAAGTAGAACTTAATAATAGAGAACGTATTAAAAAAGAAAGTTATAATTCTCCAGGTTGGCCCTTCCGACAAGCAGATCTAACCGGAGAACTTAGAATTCTTAACAAATTATTGGATTACCTACCATAATGACTGAAACAACTATATTTCCTACTGACCAAGACGGAAACAATGAAGGAAAAACTCCTTCAATAACCCAAGTACCTACAACCCCAGTAATCCCAGTTGAGTTACAAGCACTAGTAGGTGAGGGTAAGAAGTATGCTACGCTTGAAGATGTACATAAAGCTTTTCCTAATGCACAGAACCACATTACCACCTTAGAAGCAGATATTGCTACTGCTAAGGCCAATAATGAGCTTCTACAGGCGGAACTAGCTAAGAGAAAGACGGCGGAAGAACTTCTAGCTGATATTAAACAAAGTGCTACAGCTACTAGTATGACAAGTACAACAGTGGATGCTACACCTGACGTTTTATCAGAAGTAGTAAGAAATGAGCTTGCTAGACAAGCTGCTACAAGTAAAGCAACAGCAGACGCGGATCTAGCAAAAGTAAATCAAACGAAAGTAGTAGATTCATTTAAAGAGAAGTATGGTGAAAAGGCTGAAGAGTTTTATTCAAAACTGGCTGCTGATTCCTCTATGACTATAGCTGATCTAAATAATTTAGCTGTCTCTTCTCCAGAAGCAGTGATAAGACTAGCAGGGCTTGTTATTAAGCCTAGAGATAATTCTAGTAGTTTCTCTACTACTATCAATACACAAGCATTAAATAATGGACAACCTAATAGTAACTCAGGTATCAGGCTAGGGAAGAATATGACAAGTAAAGATCTAGCAAGAGCATGGGTAGCTACAAGGGAAGCTGTATCTAAAGATCTTGGTTTAACATAACAGGAAAATAGACAATGACACAAACAACACTTAATACTACTGCTTTTATTGAAGCAGAACAATATTCTAAATTTATTTTAGAGAACTTAGATGACTTCATGCTACCAGAAGGTATGTGGCGTGATGTATCTGATTTTGGTGCAGGTACAACTCTTAATATCAAAACTATTGGTGATGTAACTCTTCAGGAAATTGATGAAGAAATATCACCTACCTTTAATCCAATTGACACTGGTAATGTTACTCTGTCCATCTCTGACTTTATTGCAGATGCTTGGGCAATTACCGATAAACTACGTGAAGATGGGGCACAAACAGATCAACTTATGGGTGCAAGGGCTTTGGCCTCTACTCGTGCTTTTGCTGAGCATCATGAAACACGTTTCCTTAATGTGGCTTCTACTATTCAAACCTTAGCTGATGTTAATTTGGTTAATGGTCGGCCTCATCGTTGGGTAGCTGGAGGAGCAGGTGCTACTAACCGTTTAATGACAATTAGTGACTTCATTGCAGCTCGTTTAGCATTTGACAAAGCTAAGATTCCTCAGGCTGGTCGTATAACTATTGTTGATCCAGCCGTTGCTGCTTCATTAGAGAGTATTACCAATCTTGTCAATGTTAGTAACAATCCAATGTTTGAAGGTATTATTACAACTGGTATGGCATTAAACCATAAGTTTGTTCGTAATATTATGGGATGGGATGTATGGACAAGTAACTTCTTACCAGTAAAAACTGCTACAGAGGCTTTGGATGCTAGTACATATCAACTTGCTAATGATGTAGCAGAAGTTGGTGATGTTGCTAACATCTTTATGTCTATGGCTGACGATAATGTTAAGCCTATTATGCATGCATGGCGTAGACAACCACGTACCACGGGTGATCGTAACTTCCATAAGGATCAAGATGAGTTTAAAGTGACTTCACGATTTGGCTTTGGTGGTCAGCGTACTGACTCTATCATTGTTATTTACACAGACCCTACCTCATACTAAGGAGTAATAAGATATGACTTTAGAAAATAAATTAATTATGGGTGTATTAGATCACTTTGGCCCACGTGTCACCCAGATGAGTAAAGGTGGCCATGTAAATTTAAATCAATTAGTAAGAACAGGTATATGGGACTTCAACTATGATGATCTTCCTATTGGTGCAATTGATAACTTAGGTTTATCTATTCCAGCTAATAGTACAATCTTAGCTGCCAGGTTCCGTATTGTAGAGGCTTTTACTTCTACTTCTACTACTACAGATCTAGAAGTTGGCTTTGTAGATAGTGGTAATAATGTCATTGATGATGATGCCCTTCTAACAGCATTCAATGGTAGTCAAACTAGTATTGCAGTTAAAGGTCTTATAATTAGTGGCTCAGGCGCTGGAATTAATAAGACTGTAGGTGCAACAGCGGTTGAATTATCAGTTACTCCTTCAGTGGATGATCTGCTTACTGGTAGAGGACAAGTAATAGTTGAATACTTAGTACCAGCAGCTGCACCTGCTTAATGTATCATATATAGACCATTAGATGACTTAATGGTCTATATACACATCTTTACAAAGCATAAACATAGGTTTTATTCGATGGTGCTTTAGTAATTGACGTAGAATAATTCTTTTAAGTGCAGGTCGGAGAAATGGTAACTCGCTAGTCTCATAAACTAGAGATTGTAGGTTCGATTCCTACACCTGCTTCCAAATACATTCTTAGGACTATACATGTCAGGATTACATTCTGGTTTAACAGGGGCAGATCTACATGAGTCTAAAGGGACTGCAGCAGCAGGTGCAGGTTCTATTCTAATAGCTGATGGGGCTGGTAGTGCTTCATGGCAATTAAATCAAGTTGACTTTATAGGAGTTGTACTCTCCGACTCTACAATACAAACAGCACCAGCCAGTGGTGAAAAGAACCCTATAATATTTGATACCAATCTAGTGATAGAAGGAGTAGGCCACACTGCTGGTTCTGCTGACTTCCTTATACTATCTCCTGGTTTTTATCAATTGGTTTGTATACCTCTATTTGTTACAGGAGGAGGTGGAGCCGGTTCTGTAGAGGTTTCCTGGGAGGTTAACACAGGGACGGGTTTTACCACCATACCTGGATCTGCTACAAGTAATTTCATGACTGCTTTAGACGAAAAAACGGTAGTAGCAGTCGCTAGAGTCTTTTTATCTGCCAGTAATCTTATAAGAAGTGCATGGGCTACTAACAGTACAAATGTTAACATACAACCAGGTACTTCCTTAGTTGGAGATACTATAGCATCAGCACGGCAATTTATTACTCATAACGGAAACTAATAGTGGCTAGACTAACTTACTTAGAACTAGTAGTTGATATCCTTAATGATCTGGATAGTGATACTGTCTCTACTATACTGGAAACAGAAGAATCTAGACAAGTAACACAGATATTAGAAACTACCTATTATAATATTATAGATGGTAAGGACTGGCCTCATCTTTACAACCCCTTTCAATTAGTAGCTACTGGTGCTTCTACGCCTACGCATATGACTTTCCCTGTGTCCGTCATAGATGTTTCTTATATTAAATATAATGTAAGAAATGCTACTGATACCAAAGACAAGTTTATAGAACTTGGTTACAGGGAACCTAAAGCCTTCATGGATGTGGTTGATACTAGAGATAGTTCTGCTACTGAAATAACACAGGTTACAGATGGAACAGGTATACTAATTAATGTGTATAATGATAGGAAACCTTCCTTCTGGACAAGCTTTGATGATGATACAGTGGTATTCGATGCGTATGACTCAGTAGTAGATACAGCTAACTTGGTTGCTGTTAAGACTCAGGCATATGGTAAGATATACCCGGTTGTAGTTGTATCTGATGGAGCTTTCTTTGACTTACCAGTTAATTCATTTACCTACTTATTAAATGAAGCAAAATCTGTAGCTTCCTTAACACTTAAACAATTTGTCAATCAAAAAGCAGAACAACAAAGTGTAACACAAAGACGTAGAATGAGTCAGGAAGCATGGCGAATAGGTAAGGGAATTGACTACCCTAATTATGGAAGGACTAGTAAAAAATAACTAAAGGAAATAATATGTCAAAAGCAAGAGAAGGAAAGAAAGCAGAGAAACCTAAAGAGGGTACTCCAGCAGAGAAGGCTCGTATCCTAAGAGAGGAACGTAAAGCTGAACGTGATAAACGTAAAGCAGGTAAAGCTGTAACAGGTAAAAAAATTACCAAAGCTAAAAAGGGAAAGAAAGCTAAGAAAGCTATTAGCATTTAAAGGGTAGATATGAAAATAGGAAAGAAGACAGTAGACATACGTTCGGCAGGTTTTCTCTATGAGGTAAAGTTTAAAGAGGGAGGTAAAATACCTGTAGCTCTCTCTGGGCTATATACTAATGTACCAACAGCAGAACAAGCAGTTTTAAATTATAATAGTACAAAGCAACCTGAAGAAGAATAAGTAGAATATGCCTAGTAAAGTCCAACTACAAGTTAATAATTTTATCCAGGGTTTAATCACTGAGGCTAATCAACTCTCTACCCCAGAGAAAGCTTCTCTGGATGAGATTAATATGCAGCTTCTTAGAGATGGCTCTAGAAGACGTAGACTCGGTTTGGATATGGAAACAGGCGGGAGTTTAGTTACTACTGGTTTGACGGCATTGCAACTAGCTAGAGCTAAACACTCCTTCTTCTCTTGGCCTAATCCAAGTGGGTCTGCAAAGGTTCATATAGGAATTGTTCAAATAGCTAATAGACTCTATTTTATAGACTTACTTGCCGAAGTACCCTCTACAGTCTATTTGAATGGTGGTAATTTCATAACTGCTGACGTAGATGTAGATGTACACATTAATTTTACCTTATATCATGAAGATGTTGTTGGTGTATCTGAAGAGTTAGACGATCCTTTCCTCCTAACTTATAATGAAACAACAGATGTTGTAAAAGCGGAAGGAAAGCCAATAAAAATTAGAGACCTTTATGGCATTGATGATGGACTAAATGTAGATGAGAGACCTACTATCCTCTCAGAGGATCATCTCTATAATTTAGGTAATCAAGGATGGTCTGAGAACATACAAACTACTTGTACATCAGGTGCTGGTGTTATTGACTGTACCTTTGAAACTATTGATGTCTATCCTAGTAACTCTGATACTTGGACATTAGGTAAAGAAGCAGATGTAGCTAGTGCTGATATCGATAGATATAATCCAGAACTATTAAAAAGGAACTCAGTATCAATAGGACAAGCTGCTAAAGGTCGCTTCATTATAGACCTATACAATAGGGGAGCAGATAGAAGTAAGATACGGCAAGGGGCTAGTTTACTTATAGATAGAGAACTAGGTAGGATATCCACTGTTACTTCTTTTGCAGGTCGTTTATTCTATTCTGGAATTAGATCAAGACTACTAGGTGGGGATGTTTTCTCACCCCAACTAAGCGGTGCTGTTTTATTCTCTCAAATAGCTAAGTCAGTTGAAGATTTAGTTAAATGTTACCAAGAAGCAGATCCTACTTCACCAGAACAGAGTGACATCGTAGACACAGATGGTGGTATTATTATTATACCAGGGGCTTCTGCTATTGTCAAACTACTTCCTGTTAAGGCTTCTCTATTTGTGTTTGCTGAGACAGGTGTATGGCAAATCAAAGGAGAAGATGGAGGTTTCAAAGCCACCAGCTTCCAAGTACAGAAGATAACTTCAGTAGGAACACAATCTCCTCTCTCTGTAGTAGAAGCTAACGGGACAATCTTCTATTGGGCAGAGGGTGGTATCTATTCTTTAGCTCCTGACAAGTTTGGTGAGTTTCACGAAGCTACCAATATAACACTAACATCTATCCAAACCTTATATAGTAGTCTTCCTTCCATAATAAAGAGAGGAGTTAAAGCATTTTATGATGTGGACGAGAATACTATCAGATGGTTATATGCTTCAGATGATGAGAAGATAGTAGGAGACCCTATAGATATACAACCTGAAGATCCTCCTGTAACGATTATAGGTACTCCAGCAGAAGCTGCTACAGGAACAAGACAATTGCCTCTAATAGCAAGACTTACGGATTCAACCTTTATTCTTTATTATAAAGACACGGGTTTTAATACCAATACATATTACAAGATAGGTACTATCAATTCAGATTTATCTATTACATATGGAGCAGAAACCCTCCACTTAACAGCCAGCCAATTGAGTTCAGTAGCTATTGTAGGAGTAGCAGATAATAAAGTACTGGTTTGCTATAAGAATGCTTCTACTGGAACATCTACAAACGCTATAGTAGGTAATATATTAGGCGATGTAGTAACCTGGGGTACTGGTGGTGAAGTTACAATAGACACTACACATACAGGCGATACTGCTAGGGCTATGTTTGAACTTAAGCACATAGTTAATGGTAAATGTATATTTGGGGCTAAGAATACAGATAATTCTAAAATAGGATTACAGAT